CTATAAAATTTTCAATTCTTTCAACTGCTCATTTCGTTTGCTTTCCAACTTCTGCGTAACGTGTAAATAAATTTCTCTTGTGACCTTACTGTCATTATGTCCAAGTCTTTTTGAGATGCTGTCGATATCAATTCCCTGTTCCATAAGCAGACTTGCGTGTGTATGTCTTAGCGTGTGTGGTGTGATGCTTCTACCGATAGTTTTCATGGAATTTTCCTTGAGGTATTTGTTGTAAGCGAAGTGGTCAATGTGCTCACGAACTGTACCAGTGAACAATAGGTTGCTAAACTGTATCACATTGTCGTTCTGAGCCATTCTCAGTGCCTTTCTACAGACTTTTGCCAGTTCGTCTTGAATATATACGTCTCGGATAGAAAAGTCCGTCTTTGGGGTTGTTACGATGTCATTGTTGACATCATAGGTTTTCGTGACATGGATCACACGCTTTCTCAAATCAACATCCGATTTCTCAAGCGCAGCAGCTTCACCGAATCGAAGACCAGACAGGACGAGGAATTCTGTTAGCACTTTCCATTTTTCCACTTTCATCTCATCAAGCAACAATTCCACTTCGCTGGACTCAAGAAATTTGTCTTCAATCTTCTTACGGTGAGAAACATCTTTAAACCGTTCAATCTTGTTGAGATAGGAGATATCTTCAATGTAATCATTACGGTATCCCCATCTCAGCAGAGCCTTGAGCCTTACTATCCATTCGTTGAGCGTTCCAGGAGCTCTGCCAGTAGCGAGAAAACGTTCTCTGATATATCCCGCATTTAACTTCGATACAATGGTAGATGGTCCGAGAATCTTTGCAATAGACTTACACGCTCCGCAGTTCCTGATGTACGTAGATTGCTTGACTGTCCTCAGCTGTTCAGTATTGTATAGCTCTGTGAGTTCTTTCAAGGTTAGGTCTTTCTTCTGCGTTGATGCTGTCTTTAATTCCTGATCAATGCGCTCTTGGAGCGCAGCAGCTGCCAACTTGCGATTCTTTGCAGTATTCTTTGGCATGGAAATTGAGACTCGTTTGACTTTTCCTGTCATTGGGTCGGTGTAGCGTTCAACAAATTTGAATCCGGTTTTTCTTTCTTCTACCCACATAATCATCTTCCTTTCTGTTTTTGAGTATAAAAATAACAGCCAGCGAGGAACAAGTGTTCCGCTTGCAGACTGTTTCCGAAGATGATACAATATTCATTGGTCGTTGAATGATGTATTTCTTCGGAAATCATTATTCGTCTCCCGGTGTTGGTAGCACCGGGATTTTTTAGTTATATTATTATTTCATCTGCATTTTCTGCATTAATGCTTCTTGAAGCACCTGAGAGAAATTAAGTCCCATAGCAGAAGCAGATTCATTTAACCATTCTGGAATGGTAAGAGTTTTTTTGACAGCTTTGTTGTTATACATCTTACGATAAGCCATTGTATCGCAAGCAATATAATTAATAAAGTCGTTATCAGAAAGTGTAATTTCTGATGGAGCAGAAGGAGCAGGAATTTTGCGTCCGTCCTTTTCGTATCCGTAAAGAACTAGAGCGAGTGCGTCTTCTGCCATTTCAATACCGTCTTCCAGTGAATCCCCACAAGTGTAACAACCTTCCAAGTCAGGAAAATTAATCGAAAAACTTCCATCATCTTCAGGGGTAAAAATTGCGGGATAAGCATATTTTGCCATAACAATTCTCCTTTCAAATATATAATATATAAGACTGGAAAAGAAGGGGACTATTTAAGTCCCACATCTTTCAGAATGTTGTTGAGAGTTCCTGTTGGAATTTCTGCTTTGTGTCTTGGAACTGCGAATTGCTTTCCAGTTATAGGACTGTACCAAATATCATGCCGGCTACCATTCCGAATCAATTCGCATTTCGCTTTCTTTAGCATTTTTAATAATTCCTGTGTTTTCATTATATCTCCTTTCTATGATATTATTATAACACGTGCTGACACGTATGTCAATAAAAAGAAGTGTAAACACGTATAAAATAAACAGAGATACTTTGATAAATTTTTCATATCATTTGAATGAGAGTGATGTTTTGGCGAAGGGGCGGTTTTTATCAATAACATTTTTTCACGAGTTCTATACTACAAAGTGTTTACTACAGGATTGAAAGTTCCATGCTCATTTTCAAACATCAAAATTCCAACAGTTTCCTCAGGGTCTTGAGGATTTTTAACCATTATATTTAGATCAGTAATACCATTAAGGTTTAAAAGCGATTCTTTTGTAACAGTTAATTCAGAAGCAATAGTATATGTAGCATCTTTGCTTTCCTGTAGATCTAAATTAATAGACATACTTTTTCCACCGTCTGAAGTTGTAACAATATAGTTGACTTTTAATTCAGGAAAATCCTGTTGAATCTCAGAAATCATATCTGCATATACAGTTAAGCTTTCCTGTCGTTCTTTTTCTAAAGCCGCTTCTTCTTCCGGAGATTTTTCAGAGGTATCCGAATTATTATCCTGTGCTTCATCTTCATTGTCGGTGACTACTTTAGATGAATGATAATCAGGCGAATTATCATAATTGCTTTCATTTGTAAGTTCACATCCTGAAAATAAGGCTGAACATATTGCTGTCAAAGACAGTATCAGGGTTATAGATTTCTTTTTCATTCCTTCTTCTCCTTTGTTAATAAGAACCGTTCTTTATGAATAACACCACTTATTCATTTATATAATCCCGCGAGGGGTTATATCATTTCTGTAACTGTCAGATAAGGAACAAAGTAAATAACATAGTTATCTACAGTAGTACAGATCCCATATTTACTCTGATAGCAGTTAATGCATTCTTGCAGGTATTCTTCTAAATAGTCTGCAATTTCATATTGGTTTTGACATCCGGCATTAAACGCCCGGACAATCCCCATGAGTCCGATTAATTTATTGTATCCCCACAAACGAGCCTGTCGTTCTTGCTTGCGGTTTTGTACGGAATTTGTATTTATAATATCACCAACGGATGTGTGGTGATGTCCAAGCTCTTCAGCCAGTGTGCAGGTTTTCTGAATTGTATTCATATCTTTTTTGATTGCTACAGTACCATCACAGTACAATCCTTTTATCCGGTCACTGTGAAATGTATAATCTATAACATTTATACTGTCCCTGCAGGCTTCGTCTTGTAAACATTCGTATGTGTTCATATGCATAACACCTCCCACTACAGCATATCAGCTTATCTGTCCAATAAAAATGTCTTATTTTCTTCTGTTCTTTACAAATGCAGCGAAGTTTTTGATTTCTTCCATTTCATCTTCTGTGTATTCATCACCGTCAAAGTGGGCGGCAAGAGTGGTTGGTTCAGCTTCAAGTCCGAGTAACATATCGGCAGAAACATTTAATGCAGATGCTATTTTTTTAATCGTATCTACATTTGGCTCGCGTTTTCCGCTTTCATATAGAGAATATGTTGATTTTGCAACACCTATATTTTCTGAAAGATCTTTCTGAGATAGCCCAGATTTTAGTCTTGCTTCTTTTAAATTTTCATTGAAGTGCTCACCCATATTTTAGTACCTCCTGTTAATTAAGATTATAGTTGCGTATTGAAAAAGTGTCAATAAAAAAGTTTGCAAAATGAAAAGAAAACTATTGACAAGTTTGCAATAAGCAATTATAGTATAATTAAAGTTTGCGAAATGCAAATTTTGAAACGCGGACTGCATTGGAGCGAGGTTGACAGTTACTGGAACACTACAGTTCCTTTTCTAAATGGGCTGACATTGTGGAGAGGTCATTACCAGTGTAAGTAAAATACAGAAGTTTATATCCGAACTTTTCATATTTTCGGATGAGCTTATCCGATTTTACAATTTTATGGATTTTATGGATTTTCAATATATCACCTCCTTTCAAAGAGGCGATTTGCAGTCCGCAACCAATATTATAGCAGAAGGGAGCGAAGAGGAATTGTTTAAAAATTTAGATGCTGAGCAGGCAAGACATTCTTACACAAATCAGCGAATGGCAGATATGGTCGGAATTTCAAGAGTATCTTATGAGAATAAGAAAAAAAATGGGAAATTCACTGCACTCGAAGCGAAGAAAATGTGCAAGATATTCAAGGTGAAATTTGATTATCTGTTTGCAACAGATGAAGATGAAGCGAGGTGAGGAGAGGTTGGTAGGAATATTTTTAATACTATTGGTACTGGCAATCGCAAAAGCAATTTACTGGAAACTTTGCTTTAAAGGTGCGCTTCTTTATATGGCTGAATGTGGAAATGCGTTGCCAGATATCAATGTAATAAAGAAGTACACCAAGAAAGTTGCATTGAAAGGATTGCATATCAAGGAAGATTAAAGTGTGACTTTATAAGTAATGAGGCAGCAGATAAAGCTATCTGTGTTAAATCTTTAAGAGATTGAACCCCGAGTTCAGCTCCAATATCTTTTACCTTGTTGTAAAAAGTATCATTTCTTATATTGGCAAGAAATTCATGACCTTTAGGAGAAAGATCAGGGACGATATAAAAAGAATTATTGGCACTTGATTTTGAATTATAGAAAAATCCGTTAAGATCACATTGCCTTATATGATACAGAACTTCATCGTAGGTGTAATTGGGAAAAAGCTCAGAGATAACCGATTTATCAAATCGCCATTGTTGATTTACATTTTCGATTTTTTCAACGGTAAGAAGTATGTCTCTGATTAGATCTGGATTTAATTTCATGAGTAATCGCTCCTTTGTAAATATTGACACAACAATGTCTAAGGCAAGTATAGGAGAAAAAGAGAAAAAAGACAAGATAAGAAAGGAAGTGGAAACATGAGCGAAGAGCAGAAGAAGCTTATCAAAGAAACGGTAGAAAATTTGAAGCAGCTGGATAAAGAAAGCCTCCTGATAGTAAAGGGGAGTGCAGAGGTGCTGAAAGTAAGAGATGCGATGGATAAGGAAGACGAAGCGAGGTGAGGAGAGATGCAGGAATATATCATAGCATTGCAGGGAATCAGTTATTCTGACTGGGTTAAGTTAAAAGCAGGAATAGACAGAACTTTTGAAATGCAAAAACGCGAATTTGAGAAAAATCTCAAACTCGCTAATACGGATCATGTGAAGAAAATCATCCATTCACAATTTGAATAAACATTGGATTAATTCTCCAGTCGTTTCCCTTGTAATAAACATGAACGTAGTCAAGACCGTAAAAACTGTGTTCAAGTTCTTTATCCTTATTACAAGGAGAATAAATGGGAGCACCCTCTTCCCACCAGCAGTAAGGCGATTTACTATATTCACTGATTTTGCTGTCGGGATCATCATTGAGGCATACCCAGTTGCCAGCAAGGCAAGCATATATTTTCTTCATAAAAATCTCCTTTCTTTCATACTCGGCATGGCAGTGCCTGTAAGAAAAGTATAGGGGAACGGAAAGGATAATTCAATGCCAGGATATAATTTCAACCATTTTACAGGGAAGAAGTAGTGAGGTGATACAGAATGCCAATGACAAAAGCACAAGCCATTGCAGAATTGGAACATATCTATGAAATCCTCCCATTGATAGCAGAAGCAGTCAAAGAAGAGAAGAAACCCATCAACCAGTATGGCAAGACTTCCTATTTCCGTGATATGTACGGGCAGTCAATGGGAACTGTGAAGAACAGGAAAGAGGGAATCCGGAGAGAAATCAGGTCCGGGAGATACCCGGAAAGTGCATTAATTGAAAGGTTTATTGATAAGGCGGTGTATGCAGACTATAACCGGTTTTTCAAACATCTCGAAGGTGCAACAAGGAAATACGTTCCTGCTTATGATCCACTGGAGGCGATGGTGCTTGTAAGGAAAATGGAGGGAGAGGCAAGTGAGCAGTCCGTGTAGCAGGTGCAGGTTTGAGAATGATGTAAAAATGTATGGTACTCAAACTTAAAGGAGGTGAGAAACGTGGAGCAGTTAAAGGTGATTCAGGTCAGGAAGAGAAAGCCCAAAGAAGTGGCTCGAAGCCATGAGCCGGATACATACGACAAGATTGTTGAACGAGCCTTTTGGTTCGTGATCGGGTTCAGCATTGCATTGCTGGTCTGCTGTGTGGCTTTCGGGCAGACCATTAATGCATAAGAAAAGTGCCGTAGCGAGGCGGCAACCTCTCAGGCACTCAGAAAAATAGTCAACTACATTATAAAAAAGAAAGGAAAGAAATGCAATGGAAAATCCATTTGAAATCTTTGATTTCAAGGATGAAACAGACTGGCTGAATGGAAGAATGAACGGGATCGGTGGAAGTGATGCCAGTGCTGTAGTAGGGATGAATCCATATAAAAGCAATATTGATCTGTTTGAAGAGAAGACCGGGAGACGGATTCCCGAGGATATTTCAGGAAAAGCTTGTGTGATTTATGGAAAGTACGCAGAACAGCCCATCAGAGAACTGTTTAAATTAGATTATCCTGAATACGAAGTGGAACATCATGAATTCAGAATCCTGAGAAGTATTCAGCATCCATTCATGCAGGCTTCACTGGATGGGGAGCTGACAGATCAGGATGGCAGAAGAGGAATTCTTGAGATCAAGACTACAAATATCCTGCAGAGTATTCAGAAAGAAAAGTGGAGAGACCAGATCCCAGACAACTATTACATACAGATTCTGCACTATTTGCTTGTAACAGGATATGAGTTCGTTGAGTTATGTGCCCACCTGAGGACAGAGTGGGGCGGAGAGAAACGTACAACGGTAAAACATTACCATATAGAACGGGCAGAAGTTCAAGCTGATTTGGACATGCTGTGCAGGGAAGAAATGAAATTTTGGAACTATGTAGAGAGTGGCAGAAAGCCGCCTCTCATACTTCCTGAAATATAAAAATCAAGGAGGAACAACATGGAATTAAGAATTATCAACCCGTCAGAAGAAACAGGATTTCTTTCGGAGATCCAGTGGAATTATGAAGAGGTAAAGGCATGGGTGGCATCCAGGGTGGAGGAATATAAAAATATCGCCTATACAGAAGATGCAGTCAAGGATATGAAGCAGGACCGTGCGGAGCTGAATAAAGCAAAGACGGCAATCGAGAATGAACGCAAGCGGATCAAAAAATTGTGCCTGGAGCCGTATGAGCGTTTTGAACATCAGGTGAAAGAAGTCACAGGTCTGATTGATGAGCCGATCGGATTGATTGATGGACAGCTGAAAGAAATCGAAGAAAAGAGAAGGCAGCAGAAGCAGAAAGACATTGAGGAGCTTTTCGAAACTATCGGCTTTCAGGATTTTATTGTATTGGAAAGAATCATGGATCCGAAATGGCTGAATGCAACGGTATCGCTTGGAAAGATTGAAGAACAGATGAAGAATATCCTTTTTAAGGTTGGAACAGAAGTTGCTACAATCAGCAGTCTTCCGGAATTCAGTTTTGAAGCATTGGAAATTTATAAAAAGACACTGGATCTGAATCAGGCGATTGCCGAAGGACAGAGACTGGCGGAGATTCAGAAGAAAAAGCAGCAGTATGAGGAAGAACAGAAACGTATTGCTGCTGAAAAGGCAAGGCAGGAAGAAGAACAGAAAATGGCGGTACAGCCTGTAGTTGAGCCCACGGCTGTAGAAAATGTTCCGGTTGTTGAAGAAAATGTGGAAACAGAAGAAAAAACAACTCAGGCTGATCTGGTTCAAATGGATTTTCGTGTATGGGCTACCCGGGAGCAGCTGCTTGGTTTGAGAGAGTATCTAATCGGGCATCAGATCAAATTTGGAAAGGTGGAGTAAAAAATGGCAGTACAGAACAGTTTAGCAAAAAGACAGACGAAGACAGGAATGGCAGCCTACCTGACGCAGGATGCAGTAAAGAAGCAGATTAACAGTGTAGTTGGTGGGAAGAATGGTACAAGATTCATTTCCAGTATTGTATCGGCAGTTCAGACAACACCGGCTCTGCAGGAATGTACGAATCCAAGTATTTTGTCAGCAGCATTACTGGGAGAGGCGTTGAATCTTTCTCCATCCCCACAGCTTGGTCAGTTTTACCTGGTTCCTTTTGATAATAAGAAGAAAGGATGCAAAGAAGCACAGTTTCAGCTTGGTTACAAAGGATATATTCAGTTGGCAGAACGTTCAGGATATTATAAAAAATTAAATGTTCTTGCAATCAAAGAAGGTGAGCTGGTCCAGTATGATCCTCTGAACGAGGAGATCGAGGTTGAACTGATCGAGGATGATGTGATCCGTGAAGAAACTCCAGCCATGGGATATTATGCGATGTTTGAATATGAAAACGGATTCCGCAAAACGATGTACTGGTCGAAAAAGAAAATGCTTGCACATGCAGAAAAGTATTCTCAGGCATTCAAGAGAAATGGTGGAGCGAAATCTTTGGAGCTTTTGGAGCAGGGAAAGATTCCGGAAAAGGACTTATGGAAATATTCTTCTTTTTGGTTCAAAGATTTCGATGGAATGGCCATGAAGACGATGCTCCGCCAGCTGATCAGCAAGTGGGGAATCATGAGCATTGATCTGCAGAATGCCATTGATAAGGATATGGCTGTGATCCATGAGGACGGAACTACAGATTATGTAGAAAACGAACCTGAACAGAATACTGTTGTAGCTGAGCAGGAGATTCAGGAGGTGATGGATGGAAAAGCAGCAAAGCAGGAACAGAATATTGAAGATGAATTTTTTAGTCAGCAGTAAGATGAAAGGAGACCAACTATGCAGCATATTGATTTAGAAACCTTCGCAAATGGTGCTTTTACGGCACAGGTAAACCGGGCAATTGAAGAAGTTACAAAAAATATTCAGGATCCCAATACGGATGCAACGGCAGCGAGAAAAATTACTGTAACCATTGGATTCAAGCCAAATCAGGATCGTACACTTGCCCCAATCGGAATACAGTCAAAAACGACACTGGCACCTGCCCTTGGAGCGGTTACAGCAATTCAGATGGCAAAAGACCTTGTAACCGGAGAGATACAGGCAGCAGAGATTGGAAATCAGATTCCGGGGCAGATGTCCATGGATGATATGAGTCATGGTCCGGAGGCATCAACAGTTCAGACTATCGACGGGAAAGCTGTGGATGCAGAGACAGGAGAAATTTTGGGATCACAGGATGCAGGAAATAAAGTAGTAGATTTGAGAAAAGCAAGAGAAGCATAGGAGGATATGAAGATGTTTGAAGAATTAAAAGATGCGTTTGTATATGTGGCAAAGCTGAAAGAAGAGTCCATGGATCCAATTGTAAAGACGATTGATGGAAAAACTTACTGTAATAAAAGTCTGGTGCGGTATGGTAAAGAGGATCTTGCTGATCCGATCAGAGTTAATACACTTTCAGCACTGGTAGATTACATCAAAGGGATGCCGGAAGAGCTGAGAGATAAGATGATCTTACATATTGTGAGCCCGAAAGAAGTGAAGCTGTATTCCGGACTTTTGGAGGAAAAACATCGTGAAACGCTGTTTGAATGTGAAGCAATCGTAAATGAATTCCACTTTGATAAATATTATGATCAGGAACGTTTTTTGATTGAGCTTCAGGCCAATTTTGTTACAAGCGAATACCTTGAAACAATTATGAAAGTGTCCGGAAATATTCAGGCAGGAACTACAGCATCGTATTCGGATGATGGCGTATCTCAGAAAACAACGATCAAAAGTGGCGTACAGAGAGTGGATGTGATTGTTCCGAATCCGGTAAAACTTGTTCCTTATCGTACATTTTCGGAAGTTGAGCAGCCTTCCAGCCTGTATGTGTTCCGTATCAGGGACGATGGTGGAGAGCCGATGTTTAAACTGGTAGAAGCCGATAATGGTTTATGGAAAAATGCAGCAATGAAGAAAATCAAAGAATATTTCGAGTATGAGCTTGCAGAGGTTTCTATTCTGAAAGAAGGAAGATTAACGATTATTGCGTAAAATGATACTTTCTTATGATTGATCATATGTCACACACGTAACTTGTAAATCATGTTTCTCCTGTACCGGATACGCTGATCCGGTGCGGGAAGAAAGGAGAAGAAATGAAATCAGTATCATTTCATGTTCCGGGAAAGCCGCAGGGAAAGGCAAGAGCAAGAACTGTCTATAATAAAAATTTAGGTCATTCTATCAGTTATACTCCTGAGAATGACTTATTATATGAAAATCTGATCAAAGCAATGTATATCACTGCTGCCAAAGGAACAAGATTTGACAAAGATATACCGGTGGCTCTCCGGATTGTAGCAAGATTTGAGCCTCCGAAGAGTACCTCAAAGAAAAAAGCCCAGCAGATGCTGGAAGGTGAGATCCATGTCATGAAGAAGCCGGATGTGGATAATATTGTAAAAGTTGTAGCAGACGCTCTGAACGGAGTAGCCTATAAGGATGATACGCAGATCGTATTTGTTGCGGCAAAAAAAGCGTATTCAGCCGAGGAGGGACTGGATATCGTGGTGGAGGAATATAGAGCAACAGAATAAGGGGAAAGGTGGTGGCAGCAGTGCCAAGACCAAAAAAGAATGGGTTGGATTACTTTCCACTTGATGTTGACTTCCTCGATGATCCGAAAATAAAGATACTAAAAGCCAGGTATGGCAGAGATGGTATCGTGTTTTATATCTACCTCTTGTGCGAAATATATAAGCAGGGATATTACCTGCAGGTAGATGATGATTTTGAGTATATTATATCTGATGATTTAAAAATTGATCAGAACAAGGCGAAGCAGGTCTTGAACTTCTTGCTGTCACGGTCACTGTTTGATAACAAACTTTTTCAGTCGGACAAGGTCTTGACCTCTGCCGGAATACAGAAAAGATTTCAGCTTGCTGTAAAAGAACGGGCAAGAAAAAATCCGATAGAAGTTGGAAGGTACTGGCTTTTGAAAAAAAATGATACAGAACCTTTTATTAAGTGTACCCATTTTAGGGATTTATCCGAGAAAAAAGAGAGTTATTCCGGGAATAACGATTGTAATTCCACGGAAAAATCCCTAAAGAAAAGTAAAGTAAAGAATATAAATAATATATTAGGATTCAGCCCGGAACTGGAACAGGCATTTCAGATGTATATTCTTGTTCGTTCAAGCAATTACGGAGCGATGATACCGGAACAAATACAGGCACTGAGAGAGGATCTGATCAAGTTGAGCGACAAGGAAGAGGAACGGATTGCGATTGTGAAAAAAGCTACTGCAGGAGGGTGGAAAAGTTTCTATAAAACGACCACTTCGGAGAAAAAAAGGAAAACAACTGTAAGGAATAATAACAACTTTGAACGGCGGAGATATGACATGGATGATCTGGAAAGCAAGCTACTTGGAAGGTAATTAAGAATGGCTGGGCGGTATGCCCGGTCCAAGGAAAGATTGGGGGATATGATGAAGTTTAAGCAGAACATTGATTGCAAACAAGACATATACGGCAGAATACCTTACGCATACATCACTGGAGCAGATCAGAGATGAACTTGGGATTCAGATCATGATAAGGAGTAATGATTGATGAGCAGGAAAAGAACATTAAAAGAAATACAGGAAGATATCAGGACGCTGACGAGAGTTCCATCAGAATTTATTCATGCAAAACTGGATGAACTGGCAGAAGAGGTTGGCGAGTTAGGGAATCCGGGATGGATTCCATGCAGTGAGAGGCTGCCGGATAAAGCTTTTGGTTGCTTGGTAACGGTTATGGATGGTGATCCATATACGGAAATAGAATTTGAAAATGTTTTACCATATCATGTCGGATATGATTCGGGG